AAAAGCTGAATGGTGTCATAATAAAACCCCTATACCACAACAAATAAAAATACTTGTTGCAATTTGTGAGTACTTGAAAAAGGAGACACAAAGTGAAAACAGCGTATACTATAGCGTAGAAAACAACACACTGGGAGAAGCAGCCCTTATTAGTATTGCTGATATAGGTGAAGAAAACATACCAGGTATCTTTCTTAGCGAAACCAAGTCACACGGCAATGCTAGGCGTTTCCGTAAGGGATTTAACACCACACAACGGTCTAAACTTAGTAGTTGTGCAAAGCTAAAAACACTAGTAGAAACAGAAAGAATGACCGTTAACAGCAAGATGTTAGTAAGTGAACTTAAAAATTTTATTGCTAATGGTACTAGTTATGCTGCAAAAATAGGTGAAACAGACGATTTAGTAATGAGTACAGTACTTGCTCTGCGTATGGCCACGCAGTTAAAGACCTACATACCAGAGCTAGAAAACCAAATAAGGGATAGTAATGACTTTACCAGAGACCCGATGCCTTTTGTTTTAATTTAATAAATACAATATGAGTGCATTATCCAAAGATCTACACGAGCGACTACGTGGAAAATTTAATAGTCTAACAATGGGCAGAGATGACGGTGCTAAAACACTGGTGCCAGATGAATCGGTATTCTTTGAGTTCCAATTTACAGAAGGTGCAAATAACTACGGTAGTGTAGTTGTTAGTATACTTGATGAAGGCTCAATTAAAGTTTACTTTAAAAGTGATATTATTGAGGAAGCAGATGCCGACGGCAAACGCAAATGGTATAATTTCCTCAAAGATCTAAGATTTTTTAGTGCACAAAACATGTTAAATTACGAAGCAAAGAATATTACGAAGTCTAGACTGGACAAAGCAGACTTTGATTTCTTAGTAGGACAAAGTAAAAGCAAGGATGCCATCGCTATGGAAAGCAAATTATACGGAAGTAGACAAAAGAGTTATCAGGATCTAAACGGCGCAAAGCTCATTGTCCAGCATACTAAAACTGTAGACGAAGAAAAAATGGGAAGTCGAAGTAGAAATATTAGCGCAATTTATATTGAAAATGCGATAGGTGAAAGATTACGGTTTGAAAACAACTATCTACCAGGGGCTAGAGCAATGGCTCGCCACGTAAGCAATGGTGGATATCAGAACGATGAGCATGGTGAACACATTTCAGAGATTATGGCTGAGATGGGTGAATTAAAGAGCTTTGTCCGTGGCGTTAAAAGAGATGACTACGTTACTGAAGATAGCCAAGAGATTATTGACCTTGCAACCGATCGTTACTATGGCTTAAAAAGTACACTAGAAGCAGTTAGTAAGCAAAAAGGATATGTAGATTATTTTGAGAACTACGAGCCAAGTGATATTGAAGTCGATGAGAACGATATAAGTGATTTAAAAACAAAACTCACACGTGAAGTATTTGATGATAGATTAGAGAGTAGCCTAGGCGCAGTGAGCCGCGCAATGAAGATTAGAGAAAAAGAAGGCGATGTAGACTTTAATACATTTAATAAGTGGAAAAAAGAAGCACAGCGTAGAGGTTTCAGAGTAGACGGAGATAACCTAGGCGCACAAGCAGTGGACCAATCAGGTGAACAGCAGGGCGGATGGGAAAAAGATCCACAATTTAGCGGTACTAGTTCAGAATGGGCTGGTTGGTTAGAAATTGAAGATGACGACACAATTGGTATTGGTGATTATCAGTTACCAGAAAAAGTTGATTTAATACCTGGCGGAAAATGGACATATCAGTCAATGGATATGCAGGGCATGGGCAAGTCCGAACAAATAAATGCAATGCTTAGATTGACTCTAAGCGATATTGCAGACAGAGCAATGGACAATGAAACGCAAAACTTTGCTGCTAAGATGAGTGATTTAGTAGGATCAGAAGGCACGCCATTTGGTCTTAAAACAATTGATCCAGAAGAATACAAACGAGAAAAGGGCAAAGCAGTTAAACTTGTAAAAATGGCTATCACACAGCCTAAAGCAATTGAAGGTCCTAAAGCAATTGAAGGTCCTAAAGCAATTGAAGGTCCTAAAGAAGATGTAGAGTCTGCAACATATGATCCCATGCAAGAGTATGAGGATACATTGGAAGATATTGTTTTAGCAAAAGAAGCAAAGCCAGACTACCTAGACTTTGATGGCGACGGCGACAAAGATGAGCCAATGAAGAAGGCACTTGCAGACAAAAAGAAAATGGAAGATAACGAGTATGGATTCCAAAGCTGGGCAGATGAGGAAGAAGGTTACGAGCAACAAGAAGAAAATCCAGTTTACCAATCAATTCTTAGAAGAATCTTAAGTCAACATACTAGTGTAATTAGCTCAGCTGGCCCTGAGGCAGTAATGGACGCAATCCAAGATGTAGCAGATAGTGTTGGCGATGTTGAAGAAATTGGCAGTAGCGACGTAAGTATTTGGACTAATGAAGTTTTACAGCAACTACAAGGCGGCTACGGCGAAAGCGCAGAAGCTGAAGTAGAAGTTGACGAAGGTAAGATGAAAAATACGACGATGCAAGCAAACAAACCAAGGTTTGAAAGAAAAGGCCAAGAACTTGAAGCATATGCTAATAAGTTTGGTGGTGTAGACAAAAAAGATATGATGAAGGTCGCCGCAATGTTGAAAAGGGGTGACAAGTCTGGTGCATTAAAATATGCAAAAACACTGGATACAGACCCCAAAGAGTATATCTTAAATTTACTGGGTGAAGAAGTTGAGCTTGATGAAGGCCGGACGAGCGATATTCATCTAGAAATTCAAGAGATGATCGAAGACGGCAAGAGCGACGAAGAGATCAGTAAAGTAACTGGATTTAGTGTAAAAGATATCAAATCAGTAAGACGGCAAGTAAGTATGGAAGAAAATGAGCAAATTGACCTTGATCAAGGTCACATAGATACAATTAAAGAACATGCAGGGCTAAGGTCAACAGCAAAGTCAAATTTTGGCATTAATGTGGGCGAAGAAGGATATAGACCAGCATCTAGCACAGATTTATCCAAATGGGCCAAACTATTTAACTAAAAGTAACTTTTATGTTTGAGTATTAAAAGGGGTCCGTTATGGGCCTCTTTTTTTGAGTAAAATAACGTCTTTTTATATTGACGTATAAATACACTTGTTATATACTGTAAGAGTTAAAGCAGTATGTATCTTAGGCATACAAATAGGCACATTTGGCAACTATAGGAGATTAGGCACAATGGCATCACTAGCAGAAATTAGAGCAAAACTAAAAGCACAAGAGACTCGCACAGAGCGGACAGGCGGCGGCGACAACGCAATTTTCCCACATTGGAATATCCCAGAAGGTTCAACATCAGTATTACGTTTCCTTCCGGACGCAGATGAATCAAATACTTTCTTTTGGAAAGAGCGTCTTATGATTCGTTTGCCCTTTAATGGCGTAAAGGGCGATCATTCAAATCAAGTAGTAGTACAAGTACCATGCGTGGAAATGTGGGATGATACATGTCCAGTACTAAGTGAAGTACGTGGCTGGTTTAAAGACCCAAGTCTTGAAGATATGGGTCGCAAGTACTGGAAGAAACGTTCATATATTTTTCAGGGCTTCGTAGTAGAAAATTCTCTAGTAGATGACAATCAGCCAGAGAATCCAATTCGTAGGTTTGTTATTAGTCCAAGCATCTTTAATCTTATTAAGGATGCACTAATGGATCCTGACATCCAGGAACTCCCCACAGACTATGACATGGGTCTTGACTTCCGTGTTACAAAAACAACCAAGGGTCAGTACGCTGATTACTCTACTAGCAAGTGGGCTCGCAAGGAAACTGCACTAACAGAAGTACAACGTGCAGCAGTTGATAGTTTTGGATTACATAACTTGAACGACTTTCTGCCCAAGCGTCCAAATGAGGTAGAGCTTGGTGCTATTAAGGAAATGTTTGAGGCATCTGTAGATGGCCAACCATATGATGTTGAACGTTTTGGACAATACTATCGTCCATATGGCATCGACGCTCCAGCTGGGACACCTGCACCAGCAGCACCAGTTGCAGTAGCACCTAGTGCGCCAGCGGCAACAGCACCAGTAACTGAAGAAGTAGTTGCTCCGGTAGCAGAAGTAGAACCAGAAGTAGTTGCTCCGGTAGCAACCCCAACTCCAGCACCAGCTGGGGATAGCGGAGGCAAGAGTGCAGAAGACATCCTTGCTATGATCCGAAGCCGTCAAAAGGCTTAATACTAGGGGGAGGAATTATTCCTCCCCCATTTTCTTTTTAATAATAATTGGAGATAATAATGCCTAAAGCATTTGACGTAAGTAAATTTAGAAAAGATATTACTAAGAGCATTGACGGACTTAGTATTGGGTTCCACGATCCTACTGATTGGATTAGCACAGGATCACTTGCACTTAACTATCTTATTAGTGGAGACTTCCATAAAGGCGTTCCTATGGGCAAAGTTACAGTGTTTGCTGGGGAATCAGGAGCAGGTAAGAGCTACTTTGCTAGCGGTAACATTGTAAAGAATGCCCAAGAACAAGGTATCTTTGTAGTATTAATTGATTCAGAGAACGCACTTGATGAATCATGGTTGAAAGCACTAGGTGTTGATACTGATGAGAGTAAACTACTTAAACTAAGCATGAGTATGATTGATGATGTTGCGAAGACCATTAGTACCTTCATGAAAGATTATAGAGCGATGCCAGAAGAGGAACGCCCTAAGGTGCTGTTTGTACTTGATAGTTTAGGAATGATGATGACACCTACTGATGTTAATCAGTTTGAAGCTGGTGATATGAAAGGTGACTTAGGACGAAAACCCAAAGCACTTACAGCACTAGTGCGTAATACAGTTAACATGATAGGCAGTTATAACGTGGGAATTGTTGCCACTAATCACACATACGCATCGCAAGATATGTTTGACCCAGATGATAAAATCAGCGGCGGACAGGGTTTTATCTATGCATCAAGTATTGTTGTTGCCATGCGCAAACTTAAACTTAAGGAAGACACGGACGGCAATAAGGTGTCCGATGTCATGGGAATTAGGGCAGCATGTAAGGTTATGAAGACCAGATATTCAAAGCCGTTTGAAGGCGTCCAAGTTAAAATTCCATATGAATCAGGAATGGATCCGTATAGTGGATTGCTTGATATGTTTGAGAAACAAGGCTTATTAACTAAACAGGGCAACCGCCTCAAGTACACAACACATGCTGGCGATGAAATGCTGGAGTTCCGCAAGGGCTGGACTGGTGATAAACTTGAAGTTATCATGTCAGATATTTCAAATGGTTTGCTAAATAATCCCGCAGAGGAGTCTGTCCAAGAAGAACAAGATTCAGAAGCTATTGAGGAATAAAACGAATATGGAAGAAGATGAAATTCTAGTAGAATCATGGCTAATCCTTAAAGAGTATATTAAAGATAAACAGCAGGCCGCTGACCACTGGATTGGTGCACTTATAGATACCGGTTTGCCTGAAGAAACTATCAGTGCTCTTGCAGGCGCAGACAAGTATCTCAAGCAAGCTGTTGAATATAGTGGTGGGCTTGAGGAAGAAGATTCATATGAAGACGATGATGGGTGGTAAATTCTTTCCAATCACAACTAAGCCAGCTTGTCAGCTAAAGTGGACATGGAGTACAATTAGACTTTACGAAGGGTCTACTAGTAGCTGCCATCGTGTCGAAAAAGAGTTTGTAACAGCAGATAACTTTGATACGTTTCATAATACTCCTTTGAAACTAAAGGACAGAGCTAGTATGCTTGAAGGCAAATGGCCTGGTCGCGGCTGTGAACACTGCAAACGCATTGAAGATGTTGGTGGTACAAGTGATCGTATGCTGCATCTTACTATTCCTGATCTTACACCTAAAGAATTAGAAACAGATGTTACTGCTATTGAAGTAACACCCAGAATAGTAGAAGTTTACTTTGATAATGTTTGTAATCTTAGTTGTTTATACTGCTGGGATGGATTCAGTAGTAAGATAAGAAGTGAAAATCAAAGACATGGGCGCTTCGAAAAAGATGGTGTTGTAATCGACAACCGCGCACAACTGGTAGATGACTTACCAAAACTAACAGCAAAATTTTGGGACTATATGGAACGTAACCGTAACGGTATCAAACGGTTTCATTTCTTAGGTGGCGAGCCTTTTTATCAAACTCAGTTTGATTATGCATTAGAATGGTTTGCAAGATATCCTTGTCCTAAACTTGAATTTAACATTGTTAGTAACTTAAATATTAATCACGAAAAATTTAAAAATTATATCTCTAGACTAAAAGAGCTTATAGAAAAACAATGCATAGGCAGATTTGATCTAACCTGTAGTATAGACTGCTTGGGTGCAGAACAAGAATATGTACGGTTCGGCGCAGATTTAGAGTTAATTAAACGTAACTTTGAACATGTAGTTGCTGAGGATTGGATATATCTAAACTTCAATCAAACGCTCTGTGGACTAACAATTAAAACCAGTGCCAATCTGATCGATTATGTTAATTCACTACGTATCAAGAGACAAATCAATCACTATTTTAGCACAACAGTAATGACCTACGAATTCCTTCATCCAAAAGTATTTGGCCAAGGGTTCTTTGATACTGATTTCAAACAAATACTTGCAAATATGCCAGAGAACACACAACAAGAACGATCTGGCAAAGAATACATGTTAGGTATACAAAAGGAAATCAATCAACACGAGCAAAATACCGAAGAGATAAAACGTTTGGCTGTTTACCTTACAGAATTAGACAGGCGTAGAGGTACTGCTTGGCAAACAACATTTCCTTGGTTGACTAACCTATTAGAAACTGTATAATAGTAGTATGGCAAATTGGTATACTATAGTATCTAACGATTTAAGTAAGATTCCAGAATTTATAGAGCACTTTGAAAACGAACTAGAAAGTGCACGTAAAGAGGTAAGTGTTCATGGTCTTGTGGAAAAAAGTATTAAAGAACTTCCAGCAAGCACAGAGATACGATTCGGCCAACTACAAGAGATCGAAGCAGTACTTAATCATCTTAATATACAATTACGTAAGATAAGACGTAAACATTTTACCAAATATTTAGAAAACTATCAACGTGCTCTTAGTTCACGTGATGCTGAAAAGTACGTGGATGGCGAGGATGAGGTAGTAGACTTTGAGACTATTATTAATGAAGTAGCACTGATACGTAACAAGTGGCTAGGTATTATGAAGGGTTTGGAAAGTAAAAACTTTATGCTTGGCCATATTGTCAGATTGCGCACAGCAGGTATGGAAGATGTCCAAGTTTAGTAATTTAACAGTAAATAATTCCGCATACAATCTTTTGTCAGAAGTAGAGCAACATAAAGAACAGTTTAATATTGAAAAATTAAGTCTACTCAAAAGCATGCGAGAAAAACAAGTAAGTGCTGCTGGTTGGAAGCGTTATAGAGATGTTCAAAAAATGTTTAGTACTGCGGACGAGTATCTAAATGAAGCACATATAGAAGCACTAAGTGCAGTTAAACGACCAACAATAAAAAGTATTAATAAGATATTTTGTAACCTAGAATTGTTTGATCAAACTTGGCAGAACGCTAGGCAGTGGGCATTAATAGGAGTTCTTAGTTAATGTTTGCAAGCGCAGAAGAAAGTCACGCTCATAGTAGAGAAACACTAGAGCGATTTGCAGATCATTTAGAGTTTATAAAAAGCATAAAAACAGTATGTGACATAGGGTCAGGTAAAGATCAGCTTGATATTAACTGTTGGGCAAACTTAACAGACCAAGATCCTGACAACCCTACGCCATTAAACATCAAATGCATTGCATTGGATAAACACCGTCCTCCTGATTTAAACCAGAAAAATGTAAGACGTATTGGGCATGACTTCAATGCTGATCTTAGTGTTATTAACGATGAGTCTCAAGACATTGTTTGGTGTCACGACAGTCTACAGTATGCATATTCACCACTTGACGTGTTATTTGAAATTAATCGTATACTAGATCCAGCTGGTATGTTGTACTTGTATGTGCCTAGTACAGTTAATGTAAACTATGGGCGTTTTGAGAGTTATTGCTATAATAATCAATACTTTACGTTTACTCTACCACAATTAATGTACTTTCTTGCAATTGCAGGATTTGATATAAAAGATGCATACTTTCGTAAGCCTAATTTAATTGATGGTATTGAATGCGTGGTATATAAAAATAGCAAGCCCCTAGATAAGTCAACTAATTGGGGAGATTTAGCAGACCTAGGTTTACTTAGTGAAAGTGCTATGGATATTGTAATGTCTAAAAATTACTTAACAGACCAAGGTCTATTAACCATGTGGTTGGATGCTACTATATATGACTACAGGCATAATACTAGAGCTTAGATCGTATACGTAACCATTGCTGATCTATTTCGTCAGGCAACCATTCTATATTACACATATCGATTAGCCACTCTTCTCGACGTGCAAACATAGTCTCTTTATAACTGCTAGTCATTTCCCAAGCCAGGCTGTGTTTGCTTACTACAGCAGGTATGCCTTGTATAATACTGTTTACACCTGCATTACTACAATAACTTACAGTAAGATTAGTTTCTTTCAGTTGATCTTCTAGATCAAAACTATCGTATGTTTGCTGTACTTTTTTAGCGATCTGCCATTCACATCCTTGGTCTTTATACCATTGCTCGTCTGCGATAGGAAAGTGTATGCGTTCTCTGTATCTAGGATGGGCTCTAAGCACAATAGGCTTATCACTAAACTCTCTTATTTCCCC